ATGATCGTGACTTCGGGGTATCGCTCTCCAGAGCATTCTGCCGAAAAAAAGAAAGAGACCGGCCCTGGCTCTCATTCGCAGGGTCATGCAGTGGACATCAGGTGCACAGGCGGCACGTATCGGTTTCGACTGATTGAAACAGCGATAAGAATGGGGTTTACAGGGATTGGTATATCCTCTGATTTTATTCACCTGGACGATATGCCACCTCGCGATAACGCCCCGCGTCCCTCTGCTTGGACCTACTGATGGGCGGGAAAATGTCCCGTGATAAGGGGGCTAGGCGTGAAAGAGAATTTGTACATCGGCTCCATGAAGCGGGAATACCCGCAGAGAGAGTGCCCCTCTCCGGTGCAGTTGGCGGGCAATTCAGTGGAGATATACGATTCGGAGACGGATACCTTGCTGAATGCAAAGCTCGAAAAGACGGAAGTGGATTCAAGACGGTCGAAGGATGGCTTGGTGATAACGACTTCCTGTTTCTACAAAGAGACAGGCAAGAGCCGTTCGTGTGCATGAGTTGGGAGCGGTTTACCCACCTTGTTAAAGAAGCGAAACGTGTTTGGCGGGTCTTGGATGACAGCAGGGGCGATTCAGGATCGCCTGAAGCTAGATAACGAGACTATCTATCGGTGGCTTAATAAATCCTCGGAGGCGCGAAAAAGCCTCCGAGGATCTTTTGTATTTCCCGCAGATCGAATCTGGTACCTATATTTCCGAATGAGGCACCGCAGGGTAGGTGCACGGATCAAATATCCTGACCTGACCAAGCTCATTGAAGACCAAGGCAAGCTCTGTGACTTCGACATCACCCCCAGAATTAAGTGGGACAGGGGAAGAAGACCTGTTTCCCAAGCTCGCCAAACTTGCGACAGTATTGAAGGAGAAGCCTTGGCTTAAGGAGGTATTCCAAGACACTCAGCCAGAAGCATACGAGCAGGTTCTTCAGCTAGCAGCTTGTCCGTTCTTTCAATGGAGTCCATTCGGATACACCATTGACGATAACCCCTGCCAATACGGATGGCTTGAGGAATGGAGCCACCAATCTTGGGCTGTGTGTGGAAATCGGACCGGGAAAACTGAGTCCACTTGGATGAAGTTCTACGCATCCATGATGGGGATTGATGCACTCACCAAGCAGCCGATTCCCAAAGATCGCTTTAAGGAGGATCATGTTAACGGATGGATCATTTCAGATACAGAAGACACATCCATTGACATCATCCAGCGAACACTCGTAAGAGAGGTGCTTGGCAACGATGAAACAGGATTCCTATGGAACTTCGTGGACGATTCCTGCCAGTGGACAGAGTCCGGTGGATGGAAAAATAGCCGCTTTGCCACCACCAACGGAAGTAGAGTTACCTTCAAGTTTTCCACGCAGAAGCGGAAGACTTTTCAAGGGACTTCGCGCAACATTGTCTGGGCTGATGAAGAACAACCCAAAGACATCATGGAGGAATCTCGCACTCGTGTTGCAGATTGCGATGGATACCTTTGGGGCACTCTTACTCCTGTTTATGAGCGGCTCCGAGGAATACCGTGGATCTATCACGATGTCTATTTATCGCGAGAAGAGAAGGGCATCCCATTCCACAACTGGAGCCTCCTACACAACCCGTACATTTCAGATGATGTCAAAGCCCGACTGACGCGGGAGTGGGATGAGGATTCCAGGGAAGTCCGTATTCATGGCATGTTTGTTCCAATGGGCATTCAGCTAGCCTTCCCGATGTCGATGGTTCGCACTATGCGTGATAGTGTTCAGAAGGGTGAGTCTGCTCATTTAAGGTTCAATGAGGAAGGAATCGTAGAACGTGCCGTCATTTAGGCTTACAATCTGGGAAGATCCCATCCCTGGCGATGCGTATGCCATAGGAGGCGACCCCTCAGAAGGGCTAGCTCACGGTGATGACTCATGCGGGCAGGTTATCCACTGCCCTACCGGCAATCAAGTCGCAGAACTACAGGGGAAGATTGAGCCATTTTCCTTCGCAGACCAGTTGTTCACTCTCGGTCACTACTACAACGAGGCGCTGATCGGCGTGGAGAACAACAAGGATGGTGGCGCAAATAAGGTGTTATTTGAGCTAGGCTATAAGAATCTTTACTTCGAGATGAAAGAGACTGGCTTGCCGTATCAGAAGCCAACCGCCAAGCTCGGCTATAATGTGAACTCGCGCACCCGCGCAATGCTTGTAGCCCAGACGCGGAAGTTTCTTTCCGATGGCTCAACTTCTGTTGTGTCTCTGCATCTAATCAGTCAGTTTGAAACCTTCGCCCTAGAGAGCGATAAGTTTCAGGCGATTGAGAATGCACACGACGATTTAGTAATGTCCTATCTCATTGCGTGTGAGATGATGCGCGTTCAGTTGATGCGAACTGAGACTTCGCAAAATCGACTGAATCCGATGTGGAACGGAGATGAAGTTAGCGAACCAGGCGTAGAGGATTTCGAGGTTGTAGAGAACCAAACTCGATCTCAGAAGCTCATCGACAAACATACTAAAGGATCTTACGAGCAAGACATCGTTGATGCGTCAACGGTGGGCAATCTCGCCGGATTCTAGGAGGCTTGTTATGTGGTGGCACAACCTACTCGGCAGCATTCCCTTTCTGCTGATAATCTTTTTTCTCTTGCGTCACATGACGCTTGAGCGAACTGCCTGGGTGAAGGAGCGCGCTCTTTTGCTCAACATCGTTATTCAGAAGCCTACTTCCGGCCCAGTCTCAAACGAGAGCTTTATCCCGTTTGATGATCCTAGAATGAAGAGCATCATAGACCATGCAAACGCACAGCGGTCTACTGTTGGTTCTGTTGAAGGCGAGGATTCTCAGCCATGACAGAGTCAGCGAATCGCGGAGAGTTTGATATGGAGGATATGGACTCCAGTTTCAAGTCAGAACGGGAGTCTTCATCTGGTGCCCTTCCTCCTAAAGGAATGCCGTCACCGCCACTTCGTTCAGTGTCTTCAGAGATAGGCGATCAGATTGCTGACTCCTACTCCACTGGAACCACTGGTCCAAGCAATTCAGAATATGCATACGGCAACCCTGGTGCTGAAATGAAGGCAAGGCGCAAAGCTGAGAAAATGAATGCTCCTGACCTTACGGCGGAAACTCAACCAAAAAAAGAGGAAGTTTCCGCCGTAGAAGTTCCGTCATCGGCACCATACCAGACCAATATGAAACCGGAAGAAATTGCCGATGCAATATATCATTACGGAGCGGATCAGTATAACTTCTTTGTTTCCAGCGCTTTAGCCCCTGACGGGCAGTGGTTTTTCCCTGCGCCCAGGGTTTTAATGATCTCCAAGGCTGATTACTCAAAGGTATTGGACTTCCTGCAAATCCGTTTCAAGAGACTTTATGACCACGAAGGAGACGGGTTTGTTGGCGATAGCTCTCACCTATTGGGAGATCCAACCTTTGGGCCGATGATGGCAATGTCGGGGATGTTTCATGTGGAACAAGAAGATGTTGACGAATCTGCTGAATAGCGGTATTCTACGCTGTATATAGTGTTTAAGGAGGCGTTTTGGAGAAACAATCCGCAAGCGGTAGTCCAGTATCGTCTTTGCAGAAAGCCCCAAAGACTGAGGAGGATCTTAATGCCTTCGCAGAAGATGTCTGGGGGTACGTTTCTGACTCACGATTAAATCTGGAATACCGTATCAAGGAGGCGATACACTTCCTCGCTGGAGATCAGTGGGTGAAGTATCAGCCGCATTCCCAAAACTTCCAGCAACATTCGTTAGATGAGTGGATTCCCACTCCAGTAACGAATTATCTGGTCAAGTACTTCGACCGGATTGTCGATTTGTTTGTCTCTGGCGACATGGCAGAAATCGTTGACTCTGCTACAAAAGATCAATCGGACGTAGAGAGCGCCCAGGCCGCTCTTCGGATGCTTCACGCAGAATTTATCCGACTCAAGACCGAAACCAACCTATATATCCCTGCTGCTGGATGGCTGACGCTCGCCGGTTCGTGTGCTATTAGCGCGACATGGAACGGACGCGCAGGACGAGACATTAAGTCTCCGAAAATGAAGATGGGTGAGCGGAATGTTGAGAAGGACATTCTCTCCTGTGTTGATTGTGGATACAAAGATGAGGTTTACTTATCGCCAACAGAATGCCCTCAATGCGGGGGGGCGATGGTTTCAGATAAGGCATATGCACTGGATATGTCTACTGGAATGCCCCTAAAAGAGAAGTATCAGGAACAGGCAAAAGACAAGAATGGCGACCCTGCCTACAACAAGTTTAGCGTAGGCGAGATAGAGGAACGAGTTTGCAATCTCCTCAACTGGTATCCAATGCCCACAAGAAAGTGGGAAGACTGTCGCTATGTTATGGAAACCGACCCGATGGACCTGGATCAGCTTCGATCCATCTTCGGGAATAAGGCCAAAGAGGTTATTGCAGAGGATCTTGAACTAACGGATTGGCAAGGCGTCCACGGCTCTTCTACTCAGAGCTACTCTGGGACGCAGAGTGAAAAGGACAAAGATCGAGTCAAAGTGAAATGGCTCCGTCATATTCCTGACAAACGCTGGCCGGATGGCTTGTTGCTTATTACCGCTGGTGACAAGGTCATGTATAA